TCAGGCCGATTGGCGGGGGTTTTGGAGGATCTGAGCGATTTTGTTAGGAAAAGGTGGTTGCGGGGGCGGGATTTGAACCCGCGACCTTTGGGTTATGAGCCCAACGACGAACGCCGGTTCTCAGCGAGTACTGGCGTGTTTCACGGGAAACGGCCGTCCTCCACTCCGGTGGCTCCACTCCACGGACCCGAGGGCCAGAAGCGATCCTGGGGCATCCTCACGCGGTCCAGGGCCACTCCGATACCGTGCCGAACTGTGCAACCGCCCGCCTACGGCTGAGGTACGATGGACGGTATGAAGACTTGGATCTCGGCCGTCCTGTTCGCGCTCGTCGCCGTCGCCGCGTCTGCCCAGTCGATCGCCGACGCGTCGGCCGCCGCCGCCAAGCAGCCGCACGAGTGGCCGGCGTTCGATCCCGCACGGGAGCAAGCCACACCCCCCACCAGCGTCACCGCGCCCACGCCCGGCACGTCCACCGCCGACGCGGTGTTCGTCTGCAAGGCGCGCTCAGTGAAGGCGCTCTTTACCGTCGTGAACGCGGAGCACCACGGGTACTTCACGCAGACGTTTGCGGGTCAGAAGTTGCGGGACAATCCCGCCCTCGCGACGGCCGCGAAGACCGACGCCGCCGGCTGCGAGGCGGGCACCTATCCTGGCGCGATGGAGAAGGCGCTGAAAGCCGAAGCCGTCGAACAAGCCCGGCTCCAAGCGTTGCTCAAGTAGTGGCCCCGTCTATGCTCCAGAGGTGGAGTATGAGAATCACCGCCTTCGTGATCGCCGCGTTGCTCAGTAGTACGTCGCTGTTCGCGCAGTCGCGGGTCTACACCGACGCCAATCTCGGACACCGGCTGTCCTCGGATCGCGGGAGTCGCCCAGAGCTCGCGCTTGCGACGTGGCTGGATCATACCGGCGGCGTCCCGATGCCGATCGGCACGCCCGACCTCAGCGGCCCGCGGTGGATCGTCGGCCCGACGTCTGACTGGACGGCCACGTTGAGCCCGAACCTTCCGCTGTCCGCTGACGCGGGCTACTGCTACGGCTGCGAGCTCGCCCATCACGCCGGCTACGGGTACCTCCGCCGCGGGGCGCCGGACGTCAGCCGTCGGGATGCGCCGCGTGCCAGGCTGTCCACGCGAGTTCGTCCTGCGGATCTCGGCCCACCACGCACCAGCCGTACCCCTCCCACGTCAGCCAATGCGGGAGGTCGGCGAGTTCGATGACCGCAAACGCGGTCGGGGTCGACGAGACGATGCCGGGCAGCGCGAGTAAGAGGTGGAGCGGCGGGCAGGGGTCGGGCGGCGCGAACCAGGTCACGGCCAGATCTTCAATCGGATAAGGCGCTGGGTAATGCGGTAGGCGATGGACCAGACGCCCCGGGTCCGTGTCGGCGCATCGCGGCGGTCTGGGCGCGGCGCGCGGGGGTCTGCATCGCACACGCGCGGCACCGCGTCCCCCGCAGCCGGATAATCGTCCCGCAGTCCCGGCACGTCGGCGTCGGGAGCTTGGGGTGCCCCCAGCGGGTCTGCGTCATCTGGCGATCCGCGCACTGCTTGCACTGGCCGCCTTTCCTGGAACACATCTGTTTGCAGCCGTCGCCTTCGTTGCGGCAGAACCAGTCGTAGTACTTCACCGCGTTTCACCCGTCAGGTACCGCCAGCGCACCGCGCTGACGGTGGTGATCCGGCGCGTGTAGCCCGTCCGCGCCAGCCAGGCGCGTTGCCACACCCGGTTCACGAGCCGATGTCGGTCGCAATGCCGCCCCTTGGTGATCGGCGTCGGACAGCGAATACACAGCCGTCGAATCGCGCAGCGGACGAGCGTCGCGTCCCGCTGCTTCTCGCGACAGCCGGCACACCGGAAGCCGCGACTCGGCTCGACGCCACACGCGCGACAGAGCCCCGCCGCCACCCGTGCCGATCGCCGCACCGCCGCTTGCGCGCGGGCGCGGTGGCTCGTCACCGCGTCAACTGCTCCTCGCTCACGACGACGGGCGGAAAGAAGCGGAGCACGGCCGCATACGCCGTCCGCGCTTTCGCGAGCGCCTTGATCACGTTGGCGGGCGCGGCGGGTTGATCATCGAGCGGCATGACCCAGAGACTTACCGCGTCGACGGCTTTCTGGGACGCGCGCATGAACGACACGACTTGCGCGTTCGGGCGATCGAGGCCGAGCACGAGCCCGTGCGTCAGGCCGTCATACGCCTCGGTCAACTGCTGCGTGATGTGCTGATGCTGCTCGCTCGAGGGCCAGCGGGTCGCCGATCGATAGGCGGCCAGCTCGAGCTTCTGAAAATCCCGAAGCGCAGCAAACGCCTGGCGACCGGCTTTGTCGAGATCATCGACCGGCGCGGCCCGGCCCGCCAGCGGGAAGAGCGCCGCGAGCAGGACGCCGCAGAGCAGCGGACGCCTCACATGCAGTACCGTCAATGAGTTCCTTTCAGCGCGGGCGCCTTCACGGGCGCCAGCGGATTGACCGGCCACGTCCACGAGCAGACCTGGCAGAAGTACGCGTCCTTCACCTTCTCGACGAGCCGTTGCTCCTGACACATCGGGCACGTCGGCAGCTCCGTCGCGTCTTTCCAGTTGCTCAAAAGCTGTAACTCCCCCTCGCCCCGAAGATCGTGTCCCCCGACCAGTCGTGCGCCAACGCCAGCTCGAACCGGAGGTTCCCCTCTTCGGTCTTGTGCGCAAAGATCAACGCGACGCGGACGCCATTGTTGTCGACGGCGGCCACGACGACATGGGCCTTGTCGGGATCGCGCTGCGCGGTCGCCTGGTCCACGTACTGCTGCAACGCCGCGGGCTGGAAGGGATGGCCGTTGAGCGCGATCATCCTCTTCAGTGTACGAAGGCGGGGGCGAATCGGGTGTGCAATAGTGTGCAGTGTCGCTTTCAATGCCCCAGCGGCACCAAGCCGAGCAGATGCACGATCACGAGCAAGAGCACCGCGACCCACAACGGGATCTTCCCGGCCGCGGACCCCAGCGTGAGCACGAACGCGGCGACGATGAGCAAGCCAATGACGGTCAGCATCAGGACTCCTTCCCGTTGGTCAAGCCGAGTTGAATGTCGTTGCGGCGTTTGACTTCATCGACGAGGTTCTTGTTCACGTCCGCGATCAGCACCTTCGCGCCGTTGGCTTCGTGATACGCCGCGCGGGCATCGTCCCCGACCCCGCTCACCATTTCCTTGAGTTCGCCGACCGCCTCCGAGGCCTGCGTCGTCGCGGAGTCCACCTTCGTCGAGAGCGCCTGTTGATCGGCCCGCACCGATTCGGCGAGCATCCCGGCATGGTCCCGGTTCTTCGCCGCCAGGGTATCCGCCGTCGCTTGCACTTTCGCCGCGAGCGTATCGGCGGTCGCCTGGACTTTGGCTTCCAGGGAGCGCGCGAGCTCGGCGCGGTCTTCTTTCAGCCACCGCCGGTCGCGTTCCGCGCGTTCGTCCTGGAGCCGGGCGGCTTCTTTGAGCGCGGCGGCCTGCTCGAGCGCCGTCGCCGCGGCCGCATTCCGGGCGTTGACGGCGTTGACGTTCACCGTCCGCATGGTGAACCACTGCCCGATCGCAATCCCGACCGCGCCGACACAGACCGCGATGGTCGCGCTATCCACCGATCGCCTTGCCCTTGGGCTTCTTCGGGGCGCGCCAGGCGGCCTGCTTCGCGAGCTCGTCCTGCAGCGCCTCCATCTCCGCCCGCGCCGTCGCGAGCTGGGCGGCGAGGTTCGCGAGTTCCAGGCCCACGATCATCTTGAAGTGCTCTTCGGGGGTGTGCGCCATTAGGACGGCGTCCCGTTCACCGTGCCGGCGGGGAGCTTCCCGTCGGTGACGAGTTTCTGGAGCACGCGCTTGTAGAGCGAGATCGTCGACAGGTTGGCGCTGTTCAGTGTGGTCATCAGCGCCGTCGCTTCGTTGCCCGCGTAGCCCATCGAGAGCACGGCGCCGTCGGAGCCTTTGAGCCGGATCGTGATGGCCGATCCTTCCCAGTCGAGCCCGAGATAACTCAGCGTGTAGGTCGTGCGCGCGGGTTGCGTGATGGCGACGGTGAGGTCGAGTTGTTCAGCCATAGTGTTAGCTCGTGGGCGGCGTGACTGTGTAGTAATAAATCGTGACCCGCACGCGGCCCGAGTTCGCGCCGGGCGTGAGGTTCGGCGTGATACGGACGGAGAGCGCGCCCGCGTTGTAGTACGCCCCCGCCTTCGTCCCCGGGTCCGTGCTGTTGGCGGCGACAGAGACGGCCGCCGTCGAGAACCGCGCCGCGCTGCCCGAGTCGCCGACGGTGAACGTGGCGGCCGTCGGAATGACGACGGTCACGCGCACGGACACCGCGAGCACGACGCTATTGGCCGGCATTTGGATCGCCGTGTCCGTCGTCGCGGCGGCGGCGATCGTCGTCAGTTCCGTCAGCGATTGGAGCGTGCCGAAGGCTTGGCCGTTCGCGCCGGTGATGGACGCGCCTGTCGGCATGCTCATCACGCTGGTGGTTTTGTTGACGGAGAACACGATCGACGCGCCGATGTTGTTATACAGATCGAAGTTCCCGGTGTTGCCGTTCGCGGACATGCCCATGTACCAGCGGTTACTCCCCGCGGTTTGAAACACCATGTAACTGCCGCCCGTGACGCCCGCGTCCGGCGTGACGCCATTGACGACTAACCCGCCGCCGCCGTTGAAGTTGGCGGTCAGGGCGCCCGAGGCCGTCAGAGCGCCGGTCGTACTCAGACTCGTCAACGCCGGCGTGGCGCTCCACGCCGGGGCGACGCCCACCCCGCCCGAGACGAGCACGCGCCCGACCGCGACGTCCGCCAGGGCCGCCAGTGTCCCCGCCCCGCTCGCGTAGAGCAGATCCCCCGTCGTATACGAGGTCAGCCCCGTCCCGCCTTGCGTCGGCGTCACGGCCGAGGCCGACGTGAGCATCGTCGCATTGGCATCCGGGAAGACATACGTCCGCAGGGCCGTCGGGCCGGTTGCGGTAATCAAGACAGCCATCGGACCTTTTACGCTGCGAGCGGGAGCTGCCGCAACAGGAAATCGATCAAGCTGACGTAGGTCGACGCGGCGTGGACGGTGTAGCGCGGATACGCGCCCAAGGCATCGAATCCGATGTCAACCGACTGGATCGTGAAGCTCCCCGACTCGCCCCAGATCACGTCGCCGAAGACGAGCGGATCGAACATCACATCCCACGTCCCGATCGCGAGACTGATCGCCACGCTCTTGCCCGAGCGCGTCAACGGATCGTTCGTCGAGTAGGTGACCGAGACGAGCGGCCGGGCGAACTTCTCGAGGTCCGCATCGACCAGGGCGGTAAGCGACGATTCCCCGCGCCGCGCGTCGACGATGAGGTATTCGCGGATGCCGTCGCCGCCTTCCGCCAGGGCCATGTACGCCTGCGCCGCCGTGTCGTTGCGCTGGACCCAGATCGAGACGGGCGTCCCCGCGTCCATCGCGAGTGTGTTCCCCGTCACCCCCGTCAAGGCGGGCGCGGGATCGAGGCGGTCGCCGTACTTGACCGTGCTCGACAGCGACCCGGCCCCGCTCGCAGGAATGCCGGTGATGGTGTTCCCCGAGATCCCGGTGTAGCGGACCCAGGTCGACGAGGCCGCAATCGCCCAGCCGCCCGTCGCGCTGAAGGGGCCGGCACTCGCCGTGAGAATGGAGGTGGACCCCGCGTTGACTTGTCCGGTCGTTTGCACCAGCCCCGAGGTATCGGAGGTCGGGACGTTCGCGCCGAGACTGCCGTCAGCGGTCGCATCCTGCACGCCCGTCGTCGCGGTATTGTTGGCGATCGTCTGCTGGAGCTTGAGCTGCGAGCCCGCCGCGACGGTCCGGTAGATCTTGCGGGACGTGGTGCCGGTCGGGCCAATCGCCACGCCACTGATCGCCGCCTGGTTCGAGATCGCGCCCGCGCCGGTGGTCGGCGGACTCGTGACGTAGTTCGACGCGTTGAAGAAGTCGTCGGTCGCGTGCCAGACGTAGCCGATAATGCCCGAGTATACGGTCACGGTGTGGAGGCCGTCGCTTGCGAGCCCCACGCCATTGGGGCCGTACCACGTCACGCCCGCGTCATCGCTGCGCGTGATCGAGAGGACGTACCCGACCATCGCCGCGGTCAGCGTCACCTGGATGTCGACGTTGTGATTGCCGAGCGCCGTATAGCTGCTGTAGACCGGGCCGATCACCGACTGCGCGCCGCTGTCATACTTCACGAGCGTCAGCGCGTATTGGATCGCGCCCGCGCGCGGGCCGCCGACGACGACGGCGCCCGTCGTGACCGCGTCAATGGCCCCCGGCGTCGGGACGGTGGCCGCCGTCACCGTGACCGAGAGCGGCGAAGGCAGCGATTCGCCCGCCGCAGTGACCCACGTATAGGCCCAGGTCCGATCGCCATCGCTGAACCCCGCGCCGACCGCGCCGCGCAACGTCGGCTTGACGGAGGGCGCCACGCCCGGCCCGACAAACGAGCCCGCCCCGCCCGCCTGGACGCCGGTGTACGTGATGATTTGTGACTGCGCCCCGTCCGACGTCGTGCCCGCCAAGGCTTGCCCGCCGGCCGTCACCGTCCCGAACATGACCGTACTGACGAGCGGGACGATGGTATCCGCCGCGAGGACCGCACACGGCGTCGGCTCCGCGTGGCCCTTGCCGTAAACCTTGTTGCGGACCTGGCTGCCGTCGGTGTGGAACGTGATCGGCGCCGGCTCATTCAAGGGGCGATGCGTCGCGTTGATCGGATTGGGCGCGCTCGTGACTTCCGTCAGGAACAGATGCACGTCTTTCCCGTAATCCACGTAGCAGTACCCGCCGATGAGCGTCGCCAGCCGGCCGATGCACGTCATGAAGTCGTCGGAGCCGTCGAAGACGATCGACACGGCCTCGAGACTCGCCGCGACCCCGACGGACGTAAACCCGCTCGCGTAGGTCGTCACCAGTGACTGCGCGATCGTCGTCGCACTGGTCGCGACCCACGTCCCGAACGGGCGCCGCCGATTGATCAGGAACGTGTAGTCGGTACACGTCACCGGCCAGATCAAGTTCTGGTACAGATCCTGGTAGCTCTCGCCGACTTCCTGGATGGTGCCGCCGAAGAGCAGACTGCTCGTCGCGAGACTGCCCAACCCGATCTTGACGTCCTGTCCGACCGTCGGGCGAATGTCGAGCGCGAGCGTGGCGGTATTGGGCGCCGCGTTCAAGACGTCCTGGATAGAGCACGATCCCCAGCGGGCGTTGCCGGTGACGTCCACACCAGAAAGCGTCAGGAAGACGTCGGTGGCACTCATGACGGCAAGGGCTGACGTTGCTTGAGGGACTTCATCGTGTAGTCGTTCACCACGCGCGCGAGCACGCGCCCATCCACCACGAGTTGAATAACCTGGGCGCCGCCGCCGCCCGGACTCTGCCCGTGCGGGAGAATCGTCGAGCCCTTCGGGATGTACATGGCTTCGGGGCCGTTCTCCCCCACCATGCCCCAGCCGCCCGGCGCGTCACTCACCCCGCCCGCGAAGCCCTTCATGTGGATCACGCCCATCGCGAAGAGCTGCTGGAGCGTGCCGCCTTGACGGGCGAAGTCCATCAACTGTTGATTGCTCCAGGTGATCTCCATCCCGGTGTTCATCTTCCGGTACTGCTCGACGCCGGCCTGCGTCGTCAAGTCGTACGTGAAGGAGCTCCCGCCGCTCAAGCGCGCCTTGGCGTCGGCGGCTTTCAAGTACTCGCCGCCCAGTGTGCGCACCATCTGCGTGAGATCGGCCACCGCGGCGACTTCTTTTTTCTCGGGGATTTCCCCCGCCGCGAGCGCGCTCGCGACGGCTTTGATCTGCGTGGCGGTCAGGCCGTACGCTTCCGCCAAGGTGCGCTGCCCGACGCCGGCTGCCAGATACCCTTTGATGGCTTCGACCACCGTGCCGTCGATCTCGTCGAGCGTGTCCTGCCAGGTCGCGCCCGCCGAGTTCAGCTCCGCCATGATGTCCGCCCAATGCGCCGCCGCGTCGGCCGCCTGCTTCGCGGCTTCGGCGGACTTGGTCGCCTCGGCGGTTTCGGCGGTGAGTTCACTCGCCACGGCTTTGACTTGCGTGGCCGTGAGGTTGTACGCCGTCGCGAGCGCGCCTTGCGAGACGCCCGCTTCGAGGTAGCCTTTGATCGCTTCCACGACGGCGCCGTCCATCCCTTCGAGCGTGCCCTGCCAGCCTTCCCCGGCGGAGTCGAGTTCGACCATCGCGTCCTGCCACTTCGCGAGTTCCGCTGCCGCTTTCTTCGCCGCCGCGGCTTCCACGTCGGCCGCGTCTTTCACGGCCGCGGCGTCAGACTTCGCCGTCTCCTGATGCTTCACGAACCAGTCGGCGTTGTACTTCAGCGCGTCGCCGTACAAGATCGCCGCGTCCGCGCCCCGCTTGATCGCGAGGTTGACGACGTCCTGCTTCGCGCCCGCGACCTGCCCCGCCACGTCGCCGTACCCGAGCAGCTTCGCCGTCGCCTTCCCGATCGCCTCGTCGAGCCCGAAGAAATCACTGATGAGGCGCCCGATTTTCCAGCCGCCCAGCGCCGCCGCCGCGACGAGGCCCGCCGTCCCGATGAGGCCCATCTGCGTCGCGCTCTTTCCGGCGGCGTCCCCGAGTTCGCCGAGCGCGCGGATCTCCGGGCCGACATGCACGCCAAGCGAAGCGAGGATGCCGTCGAATTGACCGAGGGACTGATGCAGGCTATTCACGCGCGGCGTCGCATCGGCCGCGGCCCGTTCCATCTGCTTGAGTTCCTCCTCTGTTCTGCTCGAGGTATCATTGAAGACCCGCAAGGCCGTATTCGCCTCCGCAGTGGCGGCCTTGAACTGATCGAAGTCGGCCTCGAACTTTCCGGTGATCGGCATCTAGGGGTCGGACTCCTTATTTAATTCGTCGATGAGAATGGCGTAGACGTCGGCGTCGAGATCGCGTACCCACTCGTAGGGCCAGTGACAACGGAGGGCGAGGGCGAGATCACTGGCGATCCAGTCTCGGTGCCCCGGCCGTTTTTTTCCGCCTCGCGTTCCGCCTGCATCGCCGCGTCGTGCGCCTGGATCGCCTCCCGAATTTCCGTGAACGACTCCGGCTCCAGGCTGTTGAGGATCGCCTCGAGTGCCTCCACCGACACATCGCGGATGGTGACGCGGACCCCGTCGTCGGTCGTGAGCGACCAGTCGATCAAGTAGCTCGTGACGATCGCCATGCCCACCTGGAGCGGGTTGACCGCGCGCTGGCCGTCCGCGCTCGCGAGATACATGCGCGCATAACTCGCGATCGTTTCCCCGTGCGTCAAGCGCCGTTTGACGGTGAGCGTGTCGCCGCGGGAGATCTTCAGGACGGTCGTATCGGGTCGGACAAACCGGGACGGCATCATGCGGACTCCGGTGGACCGAGAGACGCCGTGAGCGTCCCGTCCACAATCGACAGCGTGGCAATCGGCCATCGCCAAGCCCCGTGCGTATGGGGGGCGACAAACGCCAGCGGGTGCTGTGCAACCCGAAAGGCGTCGGACGTCACGACCGTGGCCGTGAGCGTCCACCGACCCGACTCGCGGGTGACCGTGTAGGCGCCGAGCGTGCCCGCCGGGAGATACCCCCAGACGAGCCGCGCGTCGACCCCGCGCACCGTCACCGACACGGCTTACGGCTTCCGGCCCCAGGCGCCATTCGCCACGAAGCTCCCCGACAACGTCACGGCGCCGGACACCCCGACATCGATCGACGCATCGAGCCACGCCGGCCCGTAGAAGTAGACCGTCGGCGCCGTGGACGCCGGATAGAGGTACAGCTTCACGCCGTCGGTCGACTCGCTGCCGTCAAAGAGCACGTCCTGCGAATCTTCCCAGAAGCCCGACAGCGTCCCTTTGACGTCCCGCAAGCCCTGGACGTAGGTCTTGTTGAGATCGCCAAACGCCGTGACGTCGACTTTGTCGGTCGCCATGTTGAGCGACCACTTGCTGAGCGAGGCGACCGAGGCCGCCGTGCCCGTGCCGGTGATGCTCGAATAGACGGCGCCTTTGTTCCCGTGGTATCTCGCCATGTGATCGTCTCCCGGCTCTTAGGCCGCCCGTCGCGGCAAGAGCGTTTCGATGTCGCCGATGATCGTGGTCGCCCGATTGCGCCACGACGCCTCGGCCACCCGGGCCGGGAGATGCTGCTGGACGGTCGCCCGCCCGTCGCGATCGCGGAGCCAGCGCCGGATCAACGCCGACGCGTCGGCCGCCGTCTCGAACGTCGGCACGAGCGCGCCGAAGACTTCCGGGATTTCTTTCCGATACGTACTGAGCGCAAACGCCCCGCACGCCGCGAGCTCATACGCGCGCGGGTTCAGCGATTCGGCGTAAGGGATCGACGGGGCGTGCCGGCCCCAGCCGGCCGACGTGCGGTACAGGTTCAAGCCGATCGCCGCCCGGCGGTAGAGCGCCGCCGCCTGGACGTTGTCGACGTGCGCGCCTTTCACGTACCGTCGCAACGGATGCCGGGACCCGAGCGCGTCCCAGGAGCCATAGAGCCCGAGGTCGATCCCCGTCCAGTCGATCGCCGCGAGCCACGTGACCCGCTCCTGAAACGCCGAGCCGACGAACACCACGTCGTGGGCCGCCACGGCCTCGTCGCCGGGTTGTGGCCCGGGCTTGTGGCGCCCCGGATGCCAGCCGTGCGGGAGGTACCCCGCCTGCGGGTTGACTGCCTGAAACGCCGGCAGGGCGCTGCGTTCATTCGTCCAGCAGCCGTCGACGAGCTTGGCGATCGCCAGTTCTTTGTCGAGGTCATACGGCGTCTCCGTGAACAGCACCACCACCCGTAACCCGGCCCGCTTCATCAGGACGATCACATCCGGGTGCAGAAACATCGCGCTCACCACGAGCACCGCGTCGACCTGATGGCGCAGCGCCATCTCGAGTGCCCCGATCCCCGCCTGGTAGAAGATGTCCGCCGTGTTCGGCTGCTCGATGGCGGCGTTGCGTTTCTTCGCCCGGCGCCACGCAGTATAGAGCGCGCGGCGCGACCAGTCGATCCGTTCGTCGAGCCGATAGCGGACGATCTGCACGCCGTGGGCGACCAAGCCGTCGCGCAGACCGGCTTCAACGTCGGCCGTCGAGACGCTCGCCCCCGGATGCACCAGCAGCACTTTCACGCCGGCACCGCCGATCCCGCCGGCACGCCCTGCGTCCGACAGCCGACAATGATCGACCCGTCCCAGACGAGCGCGCGCGGCGGATACTGCGCGAGCGTCGACACGATGAAATCGAAGTCGCCTTCGTGACTGAGCCCCCAGACGCCCAGCTTGGCCGGATCGTTCGGCGTGACAAACTGCGTCCCGCTGACGTTCCCGCATTCGAGCGACCGCCGCCTCCACAGCACCAGGCCGTGCATTTCGTGCATGCGGAAGAGAATCGGCCGCGCCGGATGCGCCCTGAGGGCGGCGCGGATCGCCGCGAAGGCGCCCTCGAGATAGAAGTCGTCATCGTCCATAAACACGAGATGCGTGCCCGTCGCGTGCCGCATGGCGTCTTGGCGTTCGCGTTGGCCCCAGCAGCCGAAGGGGCCGTCGGGGATGAAGCGGTAGCCAAACGCCGCGGCCTGCTCACGCACGAAGTCCCCCGCCCCCACCACGAGCACCTCGTCCTGGGGCGCAAGCGGTTGCGCCTGAATCGAGCGGAGCGCCCGCGTCAGGAGCGGCCGGCCACTCGTCACGACGATCACCGAGAGCGCGGGCGTCATGTACTCATCACCACGCGGTAATTCCCGCCCCGCCGATACCAGCGGATCGAGGGGTCGACCGCGTCGACTTCCGTCAGTCGCACCCGTCCTTCGCGGTGACAGGTCATCCACGTGTACCCACTGGCCGTGAGGCTTTGCTGCTCGAGCAGGACGTCGATCCGGGCCGCCGCGGCTTTCGGGTCCGCGCCCGCGATCGTCGACAGCATCCGGGCTTCGACGAGATAGAGCGCGTCTTCAAACGACCGTCCCCCAAAC